ACTACAGGCACGGTCACGCTGGCAACGCCCCTGCGTAGGTAGTTAAGTAGCCTCTACGCGCTATCTCATTAAGGGCGTTTTGCACCGCATCCACAATTATATTTTCATCACCAATAACCCCAGCGCTTACGTTAATTACATTATTAGTGTAGTTACGGTCTTTGTTTTGGTTAGGGTTAAAGTTGATACCTGCAACGTTTTGACTACTAGACATACCTGCAGCTATATCTAATACGTTTTGGTCATAGTTACGGTCTTTGTTTTGGTTAGGGTTAAAAGTAATGCCCGCGTTAGGGTTTAGGTTGCTAGTGCCCCCTGGCATCACTATGCCTGGCAAGGTCAAGGTAGGGAACTTAAACTTAGCTAATAGGTCTAAGGCCGCTTGTAGGTTAGCCAGGTTAATAAGATCCGTTGACTTCATACCCGCTAAGACGTTATTTATGTCTAGCAGCTTGGCATCTTGCTTTTGCAAAGCGCCTAATATCTTTAAGTCCTCGTTTAGCTTGGCCGTGGCCTTTACTATGGCTGCATCATCCTTAGAGGCTATGGCATCCTCTAGCGCTGCTATATCCTGTTTAACCTTTAGGCGCTGTATATCATTAGCTATGCCTAAGATCTGTGCGCTAGTAGTTGCTTTGCCTAAAGCCTCAGCCTGGCCTATAAGCGCTGCGTTAAGTTGAATAGCATCCATATTAAAGACGTCGTTACCCTTAGCTAAAGCTAGGTTAGCCTTATCTAAAATTGCCTGTGACTTTTTATCTGCAAGGATTTTAGCCTGGGCTTTTTGCTGCTCTTTGGTTAAGGCTGTTATTTTCTTTTGTGTACTTAAATATGTGCCTGCCTGTATTGGATTTTTTTGGCCACCTACCGCTGCAATACGCGCCGCTTTTGCCCCTGCCTCTGTAAGTAAGCTCAGGTAAGTACCGATAATAGGTATCATCGCTACATCCAACTTAAACCCGCCTGGTAGTTTATCTAGCTGAGATAGCAGTACGCCCATACCTCTTATTAGATTAGCTACGTTAGTAGCCGCGTTTTCCATATTAGTAGCAAGGTCTGATACTGAACTATCATCGCCTAGCATCTTTAAGGCATCTATAAGGCCCGTACCTATAATCTCTTTTACATTGGCTGAGGCCACACCTAATTTAGCTAAGGATCCTGCAAAAGTCTCTGAGGCTGCTTTGGCAGAACCCTTAAAAGTTGTAGCTAAATCGTTCGTTATGTCATTAAAAGATTTAGTTTTAAGATCTGCCTTAGATATGCCTACGCCTAATTTACCTAAGGCTGTGTTATTACCTAAGTACGCTTTGCTTAAAGCGCCCGTAACTGTGTCTAAATCTTTGCCTGTAGATGCGCTTATGTCTAAGGCAATACCTAATAGGCGTTGTGTCTCGGCAGTATTTTTAGTAGCTACGGCTAGTTTTTGATAAGCGGGCCTCAGTAGGTCATCTATAACGCCAAACTCACTTTGTAGGGTCTGTATAAATCTTTCAGCCGAGGCGGCATCGCGCTCTAAGCCTACGTTTTTTAATGCTAGAGCTAGTTGTTGCTGTGCCTTTTGGTCTGCAGCTGCAGCCTTTACTGAGGCTTTGGCATAGCCAATAACGGCAGCCGTGCCAAAAGTAAGGCCAAAAGTTTTAGCTAGACTTTTAACTGATTTACTAAGCTTGTCTGTAGCTGTCTCGGCTTGCTTAAAGGCTTTTTTGCCTGTGAACTCCGAGGCTATATCTATAACTACGCTGGCCATAATTACACCTTTGTACTTTTATTAAGGGCATCTGCAGCTGAGTTAATGGCTGTAATGACCGCATCTCTAGCCTTGCCGTTATTCTCATCATAGGCCCTGAATAAAACACGCCCCTGCATCCTGTCTTTACCCTTAAAAGGTGCGTTGTATTTTTGCTCTTGATTTTTTACAAAGACACTCTCAGGGCTTAACTTACCCATACGCTCATAGATAGATGCCGCGGCGTTTTTGTTAAAAATACTGACTAGGGATCTAAAGCCTTTAGAGTTAGGTTTTGAGGGTGTGGTCTTATAGCCTATTTTAGATTTTGCTATGTTTACGTCATAGGTAGGGAACGTACTCGTAGAATTAGGGCGTGTCACCCAGCCGCTTAGTATCTGTCCATTATCGGGCAGGTATCCCTTGCCAGTTTTAACTATAGGTTTAAGGGCAGCTGCTACCTCTTTAGGCAAGGCTTTAGCCAGGTCAGGGGTAAACTTTTTTAGCGCCTTGCGTAACTCAACGCCGCCCCTTACCTCTACTGGCATTTTGTTGCTCCTTAGCTCTATCGCTTAAAACTTTCAACATATTCTTAAACATCACATCGTCCAGGTCTAGTAAGTACTGAGGCGCGATACCCGTTTCCACGGCTAGCTGCGCTATGAGGTAACCAAAGTTACCGCGCCCCACTACCCCAAAGGGTCATCATCTAGTACCTCAACCTTGGCTAAGGTGTCTAAAAACTCTGGCCCAAACATCGGTACGGTTTGCCCGCTTGTGCGTAAACACTCCCAGGCTAGCCAGTACACATCGCTTTGCTTTTCATCATCTCTAAAGGCTTTATGAAAACCTTTTTTTGCGTATAACTCAAAAGCATACTCAATACGTGGCGTAATCTGATGATCCGATACGCTGCCGTCTGCCCTTGTTATTTTAAGTTTTGCCATTGTGTTAGCCCCTTTGCTTTCTTATCAGCTTGTAGATATTACAATGACTGAGTTACAGGTAAAAGTAATTGACTGGGTAGCAATATCGGCTACTGCGCCGTTAATGTCAGTAGTGTTATTTACTAATACTGTTGTGCTGTATAGCGGGTTAGTCGCTGAAGTTGCAGCGTTTGTCTGCTTTAGCGTGAGGGTCACGGTTGTACCCCAGGCAGCTTGCAGCGTTGCGTTAACGTTTGCTGCAGCTGTATCGCTTAAAAAGTCTAAAGTGATTGTGCTTGCCTCTAGGCCCTTAACAAACTTATGAGCTGTATCTCCCATAGCCGTTACCTCTAGCTCATCAAAGCTACGGTTAATAGTTGCGCTTGTTACGTGATCAGATAGGGCTACGCTGTTTAGCGTGACCACTACACCGTTGGATAAATAAATAGCCATCGCTTATGCCTCGTCCTTTTCTGTAAGTGTTTCTTTTGTTTTTGTCTCTTTAACCTCTACTGGCAGCTCTTGGCCAATTTTGATTAAAAACGCTTTATCCTCATCTGTTAGTGCCATTTTAGCTCCAGCTCGTTAGTACGGATATTTGTAGGTCTGCAGTTAAATAGTCACCTGCAGCAACGCTTAGTACGCTAGGCGCGCTCACGCTAGTAACATTAAATACGATTGTGCTAGCCGCTAGCTTGGCAAAGACGGCTACTATTGTGTCCTCTATGCCTATTAAGTTTGCCTCGTTAGAAAACATAGGCACCGTCATAATAATCTTAAAATTAGCCATAGGCGAGATAGTCGCGTATGAATTGTTATTAGGCGTAATATACGGATCTGCAGGGGCCACTACTACGCTGCTACTTTGCATAGTGCTAGGCGGGTAGTTAAATACCGTCCACACACCGACATTAGCCAGGGCTGCAGCTATCGTGCTGCGTAGCGTAGTTATTGCGGCTGCCATTATCCGACCATAGCCGCAGGTGATAGGTACGGGGCCAAGAGGCCGCGCACGGATGCCATAAGAGTGTTAGACATCTTAAAAGGGCTAGGGCTGTAGCCGTCTAAGCTAGTGCCGCCGTTTTGTGTACTAAACCGTGATGTCCATATATTTTCAGCTAGCATTAAAGCTGCAGCGTTAATAGCTGGCGTATTGGCATAAGTAGCAGTTTTTGTATCATCACCTGTCATAGTGCCATAAGGCAGTACGCGCCTAAAGTTTTGATCACTAGCAGTTTTGGCATATTGTATAAAACTATAGCCTTGTGGGTATTGCCAGTAGTTAAGCTGCATATTAAAAGCAGGCAAGATATTAGCCGTGCCTGTGCTAAAAGGAATTGTGCCCGTAATTGTATAAGTACCGTTAAAAGTTGAACCAGCCCCAGCAATAGTTACTGATTGGCCCGTAGTAAAGATGCCAGGGTTGGCAACCATAAC